TGGTCAGCATCTAAAGCTAGACAAGATCCTAAAACTTATCCTCAACATAGGGTATTAACTAAACCATATCCTATTTGGCCTGTTGAAAAGACAGATAAATGGGTTACAAATAAACTAGATACATTCAGGAAACTTCTGAATACCCCCCAAGAAGATCTTCCTGAATGCACAGATAATGAACTGTGGGCCTCACAGTCATTATATAAATACTATGCAAAACCTGATGCAACCAGAGCTACCAAAAACTTTAATACAATGGATGAAGCTCTAGCCCATCAAGGAGCTAGCGGGAATAAAGGTGTTGTTAAAATGGTACCAGGAGAGGTCAAAGCATGCAGATATTGCTCTGTTGTAAATATCTGTACCCAAGCTAAACGTATGATAGATGCAGGGAGATTAAATTTATGAATAAATATAGTATTACCGGACAAATTGAAATATTTCAGGTAATTGAAGCAGATAGTGAGCAAGAAGCAAGAGAAATATTCATAGATCATAATAGGCATACTCACTCTTCAGGAATGGAAATATTTCCAGAAGTAATTGAAGTTTATAAACTAGATGATGATGATGATGAGGATGAGGATGCTGACTAAACTTGATGTACTTAACGCAGGATACGTTAGATTGGTAGATCATATGGGTAGTGATCTATCTGTAGTACGGGCAGCTAGAGTATCTTACGATGCTGACTGGAGAGCAGGAGATAATACTGAAGGAGATCAAAAGCTTATTAATTACCTATGGAAAAATAAGCACTCTACTCCATTTGAGTCAGTAACTTTTACTTTTGAAGTAAAAGCTCCTATTTTTGTATTAAGACAATGGCATAGGCATAGGACATGGAGCTATAACGAATTATCTGCTAGATATAAAGAACTTCCTGAAGAGTTTTATATACCTGATCCACAACAAATTACGACACAATCTACAGATAATAAACAAATGCGTACAGAAGTACAGCATGAGTATCCTGAATCTATTAGATTCAGTATGATTGAAGCTAATGCAAATGCGTTTAAAACTTATAAATATATACTAGGTCTTGGATGCCCTAGAGAACTAGCTAGGTCTGTACTTCCTGTAGCCACATATAGTCATATGTTTGCTACTGTAAATTTATTAAATCTTATGAAATTTCTAACTCTAAGATGCCATCCTCATGCTCAATTTGAAATTAGAGTATATGCAGAGGCTATGGCAGAATTAGCTAAAGAGATAGTTCCTGTATGTATGGAAGCCTGGGAGAATACAAATGGTAAATAAGAAACATAAACTAGCAAAGATTATTGATATTAGAGTAAGACTTCCTGAAGAATTCCAAATGACACTAGGTAGTTTAATCAAAGCATTAGGTAAATTTAATCCTAATGCACGAATAGCTACCACCCTAGGAGAATCTCCAGGAATGCTATATGTACCTAGCGATCAATTAGATCCATTATTGGTATTTAATAGAGCAACTGATACTTCGGTAGAAGAAATAAGTAGAATTTGTAAATTTTCTATGAATTCACAATATTCTAGCACTAATAAAACACATCCTATATTTGTACCAACAAGAAATACTCCAGTATATATGGATCAAGTAGGTAGTGTTACCCCAGCTAGAGTTATTGATGTAGTATTTTCCCCAACTCATAATGACGTTATATTAATTTTAGACTCTATAGATTAAAGGTTAATTATGCCTAAGTACCATCCCTTTTCTGAGAAAATAGTTGATGTTTTAGTACGTAAAGTAAACAACGACAATAGACATTACTTTCGTATATTAGTTGGGTACTACCTATCTAAAGTAGCTTCTATGATGCGTTGTAATATACAAACTAACGATAGAGCAGTAATACCTGTTAATACTTACGTGTTGAATCTGATGGTATCTGGAGCGGGTAAAGGTCACTCCACAAATATCATGGAGAAAGAGTTTGTAGCTTACTTTAAACATGAATTTCTAAATACAATATTCCCTATAAAAGCAGAAGAAAATATCTCAATACTAGCTGAAGAGAAAGCTAGGATACGCATTAATAATGGTCAGAGTATCCTGCCTCTTCAAGAAGAGATGGATATTCAACTCGATAAGTTCACACGACAATTTAATAGACTAGGTGAATTAGCATTCAGTTTTGATAGTGGGACTTCTCCCGCTGTAAAACAGATGCGGGAGAAATTACTATTAGCATCTGCAGGATCCATGAATCTTGAATTGGATGAAATTGGATCCAATATGACTGCCAATGTAGATGTATTAAATACATTTCTAGAACTATATGACATAGGTAGTGTTAAGCAAAAACTTATTAAAAATACAGTAGATAGCGTTAGATCGGAGGAACTATCAGGTAATACCCCCACTAATCTAATGATGTTTGGTACCCCTACCAAACTATTAGATGGAGGTTCTACAGAAGATGATTTTAAGCAATTTCTAGAAACAGGATATGCTCGTAGATTGTTATTTGGGTATACCATCAAAACATATCGTACTCAGTATAAATCTGCAGAAGATAGGTATGATCAGATGGTAAATACCAATCTTGTCAATGAAATAAAAGATATTCAAAATACATTTGCTAGTTTTGCTAAACGACCGTTTAATCCTATATTAACTATATCTAGAGGTAATTCTATTTACTTAATAGAATACCAGATGAGATGTGAAAAACTAGCTGATGACTTTAAAGAACATATGCAAATACATAAAGCAGAAATGATGCATAGGTACTATAAAGCATTAAAATTAGCTGGAGCTTATGCTTTCTCAGATAATGTATCTGAAATTACTAAAGCTCATCTAGATTATGCTATTAGTGTAGTTGAAGATTCTGGAGAAGCTTTTCATAGTTTAATGCAAAAACAAGGAGCATTTCAACGATTAGCTAATTATCTAGCCAGCTGTGATAACGAAGTTACTCAACATGAACTAATACAAGAATTACCATTTTATAAAGGATCTGAAGCTCAACGAAAAGATATTATGACATTAGCTATGTCTTATGGGTATAAGAATAATATTATTATCCGTAAGAGATCTGTAGATAATATAGAATTTTTCTCAGGAGAAACTCTAGCTGAGACAGATATTAATAAATTAACTGTAGGTATTAGTAAACATATGGCACATAACTATCAAACAGATTTTCCTCCGTTTGATAAGCTATATAAGTTAACTACTGCAAATGGGTATAATTATACTTCCCATGGATTTATCAATGGGCATAGAACCAACGAAAATGCTATTGCGGGGTTTAATCTACTTATATTAGATTGTGATGGTGATGTAAGTATGGCAATGGTTAAATCTCTATTAGATGATTATACATTCCTACTATCTACTACCAAACGACATACCTCTGAAATCAATAGATTTAGATTAATTTTACCTCTATCTCATAAGGTTAAATTATCTTTTGATGACTATTCTAAATTCATGACTAATGTATTTGAATGGTTACCATTTCCTGTAGATGAAGGAGCTAAAGATATAGCTAGAAAATGGGCTAGTCATCCAGGGCAATATGAATATCATTTTGCCAATATGGTAGATGCCACTATGTTTATTCCAGAAACTAAGAAATCAGATGAAACAAAGAAACAAATTAGTTCTACTGGGGTAGATAGTATCGAACGATGGTTTAAATTACATACTTCTAAAGGAAATAGAGCTACTCATTTATATAGATATGGAATGGTACTTATAGATGCAGGACTTCAATTAGGAGAGATTGTAGAAAAATTAGAGAATTTTAATAACTCTTTAGAAGTTCCTATTTCTGAAGAACAATTTAAAAATAGTACACTCAAATCTATAAGTAAAGAACTTCATAAGCGAGGAGCTAAGTAATGACAACAACGAATGATAATCTAATATTGATCAGTGGGAAGAGTGCTACTGGTAAATCAGCTAGCCTAATGCAATTAGATAAACCAGAAGGAGTAATTTATCTAAATTGTGAACATGGTAAAAAATTGCCATTTAAGAATAAATTCAAAGAATTAACTGTTACTCAGCCCCATGTAGTATTTGATGCATTTGATGAAGCTGAACGAATGCCTGCAGTTCATACTATTGTAATAGATACTCTGACATATCTAATGGATTTGTATGAGAGTACTCAGGTACTCACTTCAGAGAATACTATGAAAGCTTGGGGAAACTACGCTCAGTATCTTAAGTTATTGATGTCACAGAAAGTAGCTGTATCTACTAAGAATGTGATATTTCTGGCGCATACTTGTGACATACTGGACGAATCAACTATGACCAATGAGACTATGGTTAAGGTCAAGGGATCTCTCATGAATTACGGAATTGAATCTCTATTTACTAATGTAATCTCTACTAAAAAAGTACCTCTATATAAACTTACAGAACAAGTAGCTAAGTCTCCTCTATTCACTATCACGCCTGAAGAAGAAGCTGTTGGATTCAAGTATGTATTCCAGACTAAGCTAACTAAAGATACTGTAAATGAACGTATTAGAGGGCCTAGAGGCATCTGGGCTACGAATGAAACTTTCATAGATAACAATGCTCAATTTGTAATAAACAGATTACACGAATATTATAATTAGTGTATGATCCTCCCTGGATGGTAATTGCATTATAAGAGCCACGTTAAAAATATCTAATGCAGGTCTGGGACTGTATATTGCCTTTAAATTTTCGCCTTTTGTAAAGGTATCCTCCTTTACGGGGCCTAGACCTAACTGAAGAGTTATAAATTACTAGTCCTCCTACTTCTAATAGGAGGCAACCTATTTCAGTCTAAGGCAGCAGCATTACTAATATAAAACATTTGATCTCCTTATGTTTTATAGATGCTGTTGCCTTAGTTTTATTTTGAGGAGATAAAATGCGACAAGCACTAAAGTGGGAATCTCGTATGCTAGAAGAAGCTCTCAGATGGGCATCATATTCAAAAGACCCATCTACGAAAGTGGGGGCAGTTATTTATAACCCAGAGAGAAATAGTATTGTAACTACTGGTTACAATGGGTTTCCCAGAGGAGTATATGACGATCCTGTACTATATGAAAATAAAGATGATAAATACCCCAGGGTTGTTCATGCAGAAGCTAATGCAATCATAGACGCTGCTTATCAAGGAAAATCTACTAAGGGTATGGCATTAGCTACTACTCATAAACCCTGTGCAGACTGTGCAGGGATCATAATTCAAGCAGGAATTACTAAACTTGTTTATAGGACTACTGATGATGACATGAAGAGATTTCATTCGGATATAGCTATCCAGATGTTCAAAGAAGCTAACGTAACTACAATTGGACTATTATATGAAAATGACTAAAGAAGAAATAACTAAAATGCTAATAGGTTCTTGTACTGAATTTGGTATGCATGTAGTACAAGATATGGCAGCACAAGTTCTAATCCAAAATCCTAATATGAGTTTAAGAGAGTTTATTAATATGCTAGAACAACAAGGAGCTACTATAAAACAACATATTATCAATCTTGATATACCACAATCTAAATAATAATTATTAAATATAAGGAGAAATACTATGGGTGAATGGGATCTACCAACAGATGTAGCTACAGATAGTTCTATTGAACGAGTTGGAGGAGGAGGATTCTTTTGGGAATCAGGGGTCTATGATGCAACTATTAAACTTGCATATTTAAATCAGAATCCTACAACAAAGTCAGTAAGTATTAATATTATTCTGAAGAATTCTAATGGAAAAGAGCTAAGTGAAACTCTTTTTATTAAATCAGGAACTGAAAAAGGTAGTAAAACTTACTATACTACTAAAGATGGCACTAAACGTCCATTACCCGGATATGCAGTAGCTGATTCATTGTGTATTGCAGCTGGGCAAGGATCATTGTCTAAATGTATTGATGCTGCTGAACAGAAAACTGTCAATATCTATGATTACGATGCAAGAAAAGAACTTCCTGTACAACGTCCAGTATTGATAACATTACTGAATAAGGCTATTAAAGTAGCTGTACATCAAGTTAAAGAAGATAAAACTGTTAAGAATGAAGCAAATCAGTATGTACCTACTGGAGATAGCCGTACAAAGAATGAATGTAAATTCTTTGGTAATTCTGAGGGCAAGACTGCTGAAGAAATTACTAAAGGAAAAGAAGCTACTATGTTTACTGCCTGGGCAGAGAAGAATACCGGTATAGTATTAGATAAAACTACTAAGAATGCTGGTAAACCTTCAGCTGCTGATATTATGGGGGGAGGAAATAAAACAGAAGCTAACTCTGCTGCTTCATTGTTTACTAACTAAATAATGAAAATTTGTGGAATAGATCCTGGAAATAAAGGAGCAATATGCGTACTGGATACTAGTGATCCAGTACGTGTATCTATTCTAGATTTACATAAAAACTCTATCTATAAGATAGCTATCTGGATGCATAATCAGCAAATAGATACCATCTGGATAGAAGATGTACATTCTTTGCCAGGTATGTCCGCTAAGTCTAATTTTGGCTTTGGACGCAGCATAGGAATTGTTACAACTTTGTCACAAATAGTTATTAAAGGAGCTGCTATTAATACTGTTACTCCTAAAATCTGGCAGAAGTACATAGGAATAACTGAAAAAGGTAAACAAATTAAGACTCAAGTAGCTCAGATTGGTCAATCTTTATATCCTAATGCTTGTTTACATGGCAAGAAAGGTGGACTATTAGATGGACGATCTGACGCATTAATGATTGCTCACTATGGACTTCATCACAAGGAATGATACAAATGAAAATTGAAATTAATATTGATGTTGAAAGGATTGTACAAGAAGAAATTCGTAACTATGTAAGAGATAATGTAGTTATTAATAATACTTCAGAAGCTCCTGCAATAGCTAATCCTGTACTTGTTCAAACTACTGTAGCTACTCAGAATACTCTAAAGATTACAGTAAATACTCCTGAAGTAGATTGGGAGTTCTCACCTAAACCAGGACGTAGACGTAGTAAAGAAGAGATAGCTCTACATGAACTAGAACTTCAATATGGACGGTTGTTAACTCCTGAAGAGAAAGGAGAGACTAAAGCTGTTATAGAGGTAGATGCTGATGCGGAACTTAAAGCGAAGGAAAATAAACTCAAGCAAATTCGTATTGATGGTATTACCAGAGAAATTACGGAAGCTACTGAGGAAGAATTTGCTAATTCACCAAAAGAAGAACCTCACAGTAATACTAAAGAACTATTTGGGAATCCAGAATCTAAAGAGGAAGAAGCTGTAATTCCAAAGACAGTTGAACTAAGAGATCTATCTTCGTTATTCTCTGAGTAAGGAAATGGTATATGTGGAATACAATAAAAAATGTAATCTATACTATTCTAATAATAATAGCAGTAATAGCTAGTGCAATAGGAACGGTCTTATTAATACCTATTGTACTTCTACTTATATTAGGAACAATAGTATATATAGTATTAGAGATGAGAGATCATGATGAGTTTAATTAAATAAACTATCAGCTATATCTTTCACAGCTTCTATTAAAGATACCTCAGTAGTCTTCCCAACTAGGCCATCAAGTTGTAAGTAATTTGGAATTATATCCCCAGTAACCCAAGCACTGTTAAGATTACCTAATGTCTTTACTCCCGTAAAGAACTGGGTAGCAGCAGAGAGTCCTACACTCGTAGGACTTGCTTGGAGTAGCTGTTGAGCTGATCTTTGATTACGTAAGAAATAAGCTACAAAAGCTGTACCACCTATAGAATCCATTAATTCTGCAACTGGAGTAAGGTTTTCATCAAATAGTACAAATGCATTAATAGACTCATGTAAGGCAGCTTTGAATGGCATTTTCTTTACTTCAGTAGAATGCTCAATCATTACATATCTTGCCAAGAAGTCAGTTAATAAGACTACTTGTTGGGAAAATTTGTAAGGTACACTTCCTTTGGTCATGAATAAAGTAGCTGCTACATCTTTAACTGACTTAGGAATCTTATCAAAAGCTTTACCCACTCCAGTAGTACTAAGTGATTTATGAATGCTATTAATATAGCCATTAGTAGATGCTGTATTAACTCCTTCTAAGATTAGAGAGAGAAGTCCTGCTTCGGACATTCTATGTATCCTGTTATTCTCTAATCTAGCATTGATCTGAATAATAGTATTAGCTCTCCTAATATACTCTGGATCAGTAGGAGGTAGTTTCTTAGTTAAAATTAGATGCTTAATTGCAGCCATTTCATTACTATCTTTTTGGTATCTTTTATATTCATGATACCCCTCAAAAGCCTTATACATGATATATGGAAGAGGTATCTTACGCATGGTTAGTTGGTATACGTTAGACATCATATTGCCAAATACGACCTGAGGTAGAGCTATTACTATACGATTTTTACCATAAGCTACTACTTCCCGTATCATACTATGTACCAGCTGAGCATATCTTTTAGGTATGATCATAGAGTCTGATTGAAGAAATGGTAACTGACTAAAATCAAGTGCTTTATACCCAAATACCTTGTCTATTACATCCCTCCGTACCATGAACTTACCCTCTCTAGCAAAGGACTTCATGTACTCTCTGACTTCCCATGGAAGATTTCTAGCACGATCTGCATACTTGCTATTAGGATCTAAAAAGTCAACAAATAGAGATTCATTACCGGGGAATAATTCTATTTGCTCTCGTACTAAGGTCTCTACTACACGTTTATCACTGACAATAGTGATCTTACGATCTACGTATTGGGACTCCATATGCGCGAATACATTCTGAGCTTCTAGATCAGGGTTGAAGAGTTTTCTGGAAGTCCTGCTATTCATGATCATACGAAAGTCTATGATCTTTCCTGTGCGATCTACCAAAGGACGTAATTGCAAATCTTTCCCTGGGGTTATTTGCTGTCCTGCTTTAGCTTCTTCTACTTTTATAATTCTACGAATTTCTTTATTAACAGCTAAGTAATCAACAGTACCATTTGGGTTTATAAATGCAGGATCTCTCATGAGAATATCTGATAATTTAGTACCTGCACTATGTTGATTAGTTGTAGACATCATTCCAGAAATAAATGGTACTTCTGGAGTAGTACGAGTTACATATAACGTATCATCAGTTTGAGTATTTGATACTTTTTGTACAGGTACAGAATGCCCAAATCCTGCTTTCTTCATCTTGGCAGCATCTGATGATTTACCTATTTGTGCATTAGTTAGATTATCAGTTCGTTCTACTACAAATCCCTTGATCTGATGAATATTATCATCCTGGAATAGGTCTCGTTGAACCTTTTGTTTGTATGATAAGTGAGAGTCCAGAAGATCTATAAAGGCATTCTCGTTAGCATTTGCAGCGAATTCTCTAGCAAATAGCTGGCTAACTAATGCACTCTTCCTGGCATCTGTAGTATTTAACGTGTCTAGAGCAGCCAACGTAGCATACGCATCCAGGTATAAGACTGTATCATTGCTAGTATCATTTAATACTGTATGAGCAATACTCAGAGCATTCATATGTGCTCCATGCAACCTAGTCTCTCTAGTAATAATATGCTGCCCTAATTCATCTGCAAATTTTAGAGCTTCTGATAATCCTTTTCTAGGCAATTTCCGTACAATATGTTTACGCAGTTTAGCTATAGCATTTGGATTCCCAATAAGAGTAGAAATAGTATAGCTGTCTATACCTATGTTACGGAGAGCTGAAATATCAGCTTTATATATAACATCTGTTAATGCTTCTCTCGTCTCCACACTCATTTCATGTGGATTGGTAGGATCAACTGATTTCCACATTTTATTAAATCTATCAATAGTAGATCGCTCAGCTTCTAGTCTAGCTTTAGATATTCTTACTTTAGCAAACAATAAGCGCTCTATCATCTCTTGAGATAAATCCCCTCCACCAACTTCACTAGCTAAAGCTCTAGCAGTCGTACTTAGACTCTGATGAAGTATCTGTCTAGCATTAAATGCTTGAACATTCTTGCTCAAAATTATCTGAGGAATACCTGTAACTACATTAAAAGCTTGCTTAACGAAAGTATCAGGATTAGTAGCTCTGAGTTTAGTAGCTGTTTCAGAAGTAAAATCTCTGATACGCTGATCCATCTTATCTAAATGAGCATACCCTTTGGTAGCTAATTGGGCAAGTTTACTCTGATGCTTAGTTTGTATAGCTACTATGTGCTCAACTACAGCAAGCATCTCATGGAACCCATCAGGATTCTGAGCTAAAGGAATCTTGAATATCCTGAATACTGCTTTCTCAAATGCTTCGGATATAATATCTACTACTTCTAGTAATTTACCCATGAGAGTTTTATCTCTTACAGGTCGTCTAGATATTCTATTAGATAGGTAGTTAATCATGGCTTTATTTGTAACTGCATAAGCCAGGAACTCACTTAATCTATTAGTCTCATTAATACTATTATCAAATATATAGTTAAATTGTTCTTTAGCTAAAGCTATATCCTCTGCAGATGGAGTACCTTTAATATCGGCCAGGAATACTCTGTATCCACCTGAACTACCAAGATCAGCTTTAACCTGCTGGAATAACTTCTCTACTCTTCTCTTTATGAGAGGGGTATTCTTAAGAATATGATGGGTAACTGCATGCACAACTTCATGGGTGTATACTTCCTGAGGAGAGTGCCCATTAGCTGTTACAGGTAATTGTCTACTTAAGGATATACGTACCTCATCGCTGAATGCATCAAATTCACCTTGGGTAATACCATCAATGCTTTCAATAAGTATATTTACATTAGTGCTATCTAAAGCCTTAGCTAAGCTTCCAAATACTTTCTCCAGTACAGAAGTATGAGCAGCTTGATCTTCTTTACTCTCATAGTGGTTCTTAGATGCGTCTCCAAGTTTTTTGAGCAATATGCGGCCACTCTCACTATCTATATCCCCTACTTTCTCAACTGTTATATTAGATCTAGGCTGATTAGGCAGAGAGTTTAAGAACTCTCTATTTTCAGAATCTTCTTTATTAGGAGATATAAATTTTCTATCTAAAGATGCTAGAAATTCATCCTCCTCAAAATCTGTTTCTTCAATTAGTTTAACGGGTATATCTTTAGGGTTACGTATGTCTATAAATAATTGTTGAGAATTTACTTTCCCTCCTAATTTAGATGTTTCTCTTTGTAATCTGTCTCTAGCTCTATTATTTTTTTCATTAGCAAGTCTTATCTTTTCAATTACTTCCTTGATTGTTTTAGGAATCTGCCCACCTTTTACTGCTTCTTTATTTGAAAATGAACCTTCTTCAAATAATCTAGTAGCTTCCTTCCGTGTGTCTACATCGGTTAATTCTCGTACTTCTAGTATTCGTTTATACATACTATCTAGTATGCTATTTTCTGTACCTAGTTTCCAATACTGTTCCCCATATACTTTAGAAGAAGCTCCTAATTCTACGATATCCCCCATAATGGAATCATGTAAAGGAATGTATCTAATATTTTCAGCTAACGTAAGAGTTAGTTCTGCTGCATCTAAATTAATAGTAGGACGAATTAGTGCAGATACCCCAGGAGAAGTAAATTCTTCTACATTAGCAGAAAGAACTCTGGTGCTTATTACACCATTTTCTTTTTTATACTTTACTTCTATTCGTTCCGCAAAATTCTCTTCATTTTGCTCATTACCATTCTTATCAGTTTTCTTTTTAATCTGTCTTTTGCTAAGGTCCAGCATACCAGGATCAT